TCAGGCTGAGGCCTCGAGATGTTGCTGCCGCTTCATTTTATCTGAGTGATTGGAATCGGTCTCCCTGAACTGCTCCAATTCGTCGGCAAAAAGCTCGGCGGCGTGACGACCGGGATGGGTTTTATCGTCCTCGATGACCGCCGCTATCCTCCGAAACAACTCGGCTTCGAAATTGCTGGCGATAGCTTGGCTACTCGGTCTTGTCAGTCGCGCGCCGCCATTCAGGCGGATTGCCGAGACATAGAACTCGTCTTCATAGTCGGCTCCTGCCGAGGTCAGCTCCGCGTACCCGTAGAGCAGCAGCCCGCTTTCCCAGCGATCGCAGAGGCGAATGCTGAGTTCATCGAATGAATATTCGCAGGAAAAAGCCATGGCATGCATCGTCATCGCTTCGTCTCCGCGCTCGATGCCTCCGGTAAGTCTGCCGCAATAGCGTCGATCCTTACGTGCATTGGCGGTCTACTCCTCTTGCGTCCTTATCCGCCGTTCCTTCGGGTTTCGCTGACTTCGCGCAGGCCTTTGAGACTTGCTCGGACCCATTCCTTCAGGGCCGATCGGCTCTACAGAGCAGGTTGTCATCAAACATAATTCATGTCAACATTATTTATGTTTATTCACTTTGAGGCAAACATTAAAGATGTTCAACACAGCGGCATCCACATCTCTACCCGCAAGGGAGATTAGATGTCCCACGTGGCTGATCCGGGGATGGCGCTGTTACTTGCGGGCGATATGTCCGCAGATGCGGCCTATGATCGTCAGGCGCGCCAGCTCCACTGTGAATGTCTCCAGCGCTGGATTGTCCGAGATAATCTTGACCTCGCCCGGCTGGCTGAAGGGCACGCGCTGGAGCCGCTTGATCTGTGGTTCGGAGTAGCCGTCGCTGATGGCGTAGACGGTATCGGTCGTCATCTGGTTCTGCGAGAGGTCGACGATGACCCGGTCGCCGGGCATGTAGGTTGGCTGCATCGAGTCGCCGATCACTTCCATGATGATGGTGTGGTTCGGCGAGGCCTTCGCTTCATTCCGTAGATAGCCCGTAGGAATAAGCCATTCCGCGACGATCTTGTGTCCTGTGACGTTTCCGGAGCCTACGGGCAGATTGATGACTTCTCCAACGACGCCGCTACCGGCGCCGAGCTTGACGTCTACCTCGGGTGTTGCGCCGGCGATCTGTGGCTGCCAATGCTCCCTGCTATAGCTGTTTTCTCCGCCGTCTTCGGCAAAACCTTCATTGTCCAGTTCGTCAGGATCGAAGGATGTGACGATGCGTACAGCGGGGTGGGCTGTCTTATTCGATGCTTCTCCCGTCAACAGGTAGCCGGCGGTCGTTCCGAATTTCTTGGCGTAGCGATTGGCGATTTCGGCACTGAACTCGTTCTGGCCGTTCTCGTGGGCGCGATAGGTGGAAAGGCTCACCCCCAGCGCTTCTGCTGCCTTCGTTGCCGATGGATAATTTGCGGCTTCTCGCGCCGCTCTCAGTCGTTCGCCCATTGATCTTTGCATTTTTCGACCTTTGCAAATTTAACGACATAAATCATGTTGACACGAACATCTTTATCAACATAATTAGTGTTTATCAAGCCGCAGGCGATGAATTTCGCTGCGGCGTCGGCATTGAGGCTTCCTCGGCGTCCGGCGGAGATGGGAATTCGAAGGAGTGGCAGCATGAGTGTGCACAGGAGAAGCAGGAGACCAAATTTCCACGGAGGCGGTTTCGATCATTTCTGGGGCTGCCCGATCTGCCATCGGACCTTGTCGATCGCCGAGGTCATCGAGCTGCATTGTGAGGGCTGCAATGCGACCGTGAATCCGACGGAAACCTTCGGCCCCGAGTTTGCCACAGCACAGTCCAGAGATGAGAGGTCGGCATGATTGAGATGCTCGAGGGCTTTTTGGCATGTCTCGGAGCTGCTCTTTTTCTCGGCTTGATGCTGGCTGAGATGAAGGGGGTCGTTTCGAGATTGGCATCCAGGCGTGATGGTGAGGATTCTGGCGCCCCGGAGAGTGACCAGATGCACTTTCGAACGGCCAGAGATAATACCAGCCATCCGAACACGCCGGTACACCAGACAAAATAGCGCCGACGGCAATAGGTGTCGTCTCTTCAGAAAACAAAACAGAAACCCAACAAGCGGCTTGCCTTTGCCGGCCGGAGGAGTTTGCCATGAATGAATTTCAAATTGGAACCGAGACCGTGGCCGACGGCTATCTTGGGTGGATTCGCAAGGTCCACCGAGCGACGAACGAGATTCTCAGAGACCGGCGAGGAGAGCCGATCATCTTTGCGACACAGGATGCTGCAAAGGCCGCCGCAGGGGAGGCTATGGTCGCCTATCTCAATACGCCGATGCTGCGTGACGGCGCCAAAGTCGAAGCGCTCTCCAAAGCTGAAGCCTTCTTCAAGCCAAGATCGATCGACTCTGCTGCCGGAACCTCTGGGACGGCGATGTGATCCCCTTTCCCGCAACGGAGCGGCGAACACTTCATGTGACAGGAGGCAATTGGGTCAATGAGCAAAGGCAAACTTGATCTTCTTCTCGATAGTCTCGGTATAAAGCTTGTCCCGGTTCATCGTCGGCGCGCGCCGGCCGAGAGCCATGCGCGCGGGACGATGCAGGAAATTCGCGGGCGCTATGGCGACGGTCATCTGATCTTCGTGCTGCGCTGCATTCGTCAGACCGCCAACAATCGGGATGAGCTTTGGTCCGATACGATTGGCGCGGTTTCCGATGTTCTCGCTCAACGCCAGGATTGGGCGCTTCAACGTCCGAGCGATTTGCTCGGTGCTTTCGACGACATCGCGCTTGCCTCGTTGCGCGGGGACGCTGTGGCACGGCGACCATGGCCGGTTCGCGCAACGTTGCGGACCTTGATCTATTGGGAATTGGAGAGACGACTTGATGCATCGACACGCCTTGCAGTTTGACGGTCTTTCCAGCAAAGCGGCTGACATTGCCAATTTGAGCCTCATTATCCGCGCTCGTTTCGTTGAGGCGGCGGATACGTTGGTCCATCTCGACGTTCGTGGCGTTCGTCCGGACAGGATGCGCACGCTCTGGCCAGAGGTTCTGCCCGAACAGATGGACCATGCGGATGTCCGCATTCGCTATCGTCCGAGCGCTGCTGCGATCAGCCGAGCCGAAGAAGTCCTGCAGGGCTGGTTGCGGATCCATGTTCGCGACGAAGAGCGGCGCATTCTGCTCTCACATTGGTCCGTTTGCCTTGCGGCGCCCTTCGTCGCCGGATCGTTTCGGGATTTCTGCACTCGAACCGGTCGCGTGCGGCGTACGGCGGAACGCCGTATTCAGAGCGAATTTCAGAATATAGCCAGCATTCTTCTCGCTGTTTCGCCGATATTGCAGGAACCGGACTGGTCGCGCATTTCACCGATGATGCCGAATTCGGCCAGCGGCTCGGAACGGATTAAACCACCGGCGATCAAACATGAAACGCATTGGCTGCCGGACGATGCCCGACCTGTATTCGACGCGGCGAGCCCGGAGCTTGCTGAACTTGCCAAGCGACTGGAGCGCGCAAACCGCCGTCGCGCGAAGTTGAAAGCCTAGATGGCAGCGACATCGTTCGGTCCGAACCCGCACTTGCCGCTATGCTTCGATCTGAATCTCCTTTCTACGATTGCTCACCACTTTCAAACGCGAAAACACCGCCTCGCGCAGGGTTTCTCCTGCTCACGCCAAAATCCGGGACGATATATTCAGCCAGAAGGCGGAGCCGCGATGCGGGCAGGTGGGCACGCCATGGGTCACCGATCAAAACCGTGATGCCTGATGCCAGGCAGCGATCCAGAAATTCCGTAACACCTTTTGCAAGAGCTGCGTCGTAGAACAGATCGCCGACGCATATAACGTCTGCTGATGGAGGCCGGCCGATTGTGAGATCGGCGAGGACGGTTTGGATGGCGACGTCATTCAGCTTTGCGTTGAGTCCGGTCGCTGCGATGGCATAGGGATCGATATCGGCTGCGTCCACTTTCGCAGCGCCTGCTTTTGCCGCGGCGATGCCGACGATCCCTGAACCGGCGCCCAAGTCGACGACATCGCGCCCCGCAACAGTTTCCGGCCTGTCGAGAAGATGGCGAGCCAAGACTAGGCCCCCTCCCCAATAATGCGCCCAATAGGGCGATCCGAATTGTGGATCCTTCTCTGCAAGGCGGCGCAGGCCGCTATGCGGTGCTGCCTTGTGGAGCCGAATCTCAGGAATGCCGGGAACCGGCAGAATGGGAAGGTTGTCGGCAATGAACTGCCGAACGTGGTTGAAGTCCACGACACTTTTTCGGTCATCTTCCAATATCTTCTCTCGCTCGCTCTTCATCAAAGGCATCGTGGACAGTCGGTGTGCGCAGATCTCCGCAGACCGAAGTCAGAGCGTTCCGCGCCGTCCGGCATTCCATCGCATCCTTGTGCCACCTTTCTCGCAGTTGGGAGATCTGACGACAATCTAACTCAAATCGTCGGATGGTCGATCACAATATTTCCTAATAATTTCAGATGATTAACCGCCAGTCTCGTCAAGGCCTTCATTCGTTGCAGAGCCATCGTCCGCGAGGGGTGTCGCCAAACCCGCCGAATTAGGGTATTCATTTTGGCATGATGAGAACAGTTGCAGCGACGCACTGTTGACCGCAAGCGATGTCTTAAACCGCTTTTTTCTTTCAAGGTTCATCGGAAATTTCAAGCATGACCAATGCCGACAAGCCGGTCGTGCCGCGCAAGACGCGTGCGCGCCGGCACAAGTCAGTCTCCGCAGGCGACACGCCGCTCGACTACATGTTGAAAGTGATGCGCGACGATGAGGCGGATCAGAAGCGGCGCGACGAAATGGCGAAGATCGCAGCCTCCTACGTTCATCAAAAGCCAAGCGAACGTACCGGCGCTGCGGCCGGCGCCAAAGGGGGGCGAGGCCTCACCATCGACTTAACAAACGCCACGGATGAGCAGCTTGCCATACTCGAAACCCTCTTCGCTCCGCTTGCCGGATCCGGCGACGATGATGGCGGCGATCCGGGAGGAGAGGGCGAGACGGACGACTGAGCGTGATGGTGTAGCGCGCGCCCGGCAGATTGCGGTTGATGCGGAACGAATTCGCACCAATTGCCAGTCCTTGGCAGGCTTTGTCAGAGAGGCTTGGCATGTTGTGGAGCCCTCGATTGGTTATGTCCATGGTTGGCATATCGATGCGATCTGTCTTCATCTCGAAGCCGTCACCTCGGGCGAGATCACGCGGCTACTGATCAACGTGCCGCCCGGTACGATGAAGTCGCTGCTCTGCGGCGTCTTCTGGCCGGCCTGGGAATGGGGGCCGAAGGGTAAACCGCAGATGCGTTATCTCGGCGCCTCCTATTCCGAGCACTATGCCAAGCGTGACAACAGGCGCATGCGCGATCTTGTCGCCTCGGAGTGGTATCAGGCGCTTTGGGGCGATCAGGTCAAGCTGACGACAACCGGAGAGATGGCATTTGCCAATGCTCGAACGGGCTCGCGGCAAGGTGTGCCGTTCTCAAGACTGACAGGCGGTCGGGGCGACCGGGTGATTATCGACGACCCTCATTCGGTCGACGGCGCCGAATCCGAGGCGGAACGGCTGTCGACGGTGCGCACGTTTCGTGAATCCGTGCCGACACGGCTCAACGACCCGCAACGTTCGGCTATCGTTGTCGTCATGCAACGGCTGCATGAGGCCGATGTTTCGGGCACGATCCTGGGGCTTGGACTGGGTTACGAGCATCTGATGCTACCGATGGAATTTGAGCCGGAGCGCCGTTGCCGGACGTCAATCGGATTTGTCGATCCGAGGACTGAGGAAGGCGAACTGCTCTTTCCTGAGCGTTTCCCTGGAGTGGTCGTCGAGCGCGATAAGGTACCGTTGGGTAGCTACGCCGTCGCCGGTCAGTTCCAGCAGCGGCCAGCGCCGCGATCCGGCGGCCTGTTTCAACGTGGCGACTTTGAAATCGTCGAGGCCGTGCCGACCGGCGCAAAACGTTGCCGTGCGTGGGATTTTGCCGCTTCGAAGGCGCGTGCTGGTCGAAAGCCTGATTGGACTGTTGGCTTGCGCATGGCTCTGGTCGGCGGTGCTTTCTATGTCGAGACCATTGCGCGAGGGCGCTGGTCACCTGCCGAGGTGGAGCGCAATCTGAAGAACGTCGCATCACAGGATGGGCCGACGGTGACGATCCGGATACCGCAGGACCCAGGTGCCGCTGGCAAGGCTGATGCGGAAACCAAGGTCAAACTGCTCGCGGGTTTTCCGGTGAAAGTCATATCTCCGACCGGTGATAAGGCGACGCGTGCCAAGCCGGCGTCGGCGCAGGCGGAGGCAGGGAACGTCAAGCTTTTGCGCGGCGACTGGAACGAGGCATTTCTCGATGAAGTGTGCGCCTTTCCGAATGGGCAGTTCGACGATCAGGTCGATGCCTTTGCGGATGCGCTGAACGAGCTCGCGCTGAGTTCCTCTTTCAGCTTTACGAATTTCTAGGCCCGCTGGTGCGGGCTTTCATCACATTGCTATCAAAGGATAATCCATGGGGCAGGTATTCTCGATGGTTCGCGACGGATTGGTGAGCCTTGCATCCCGCATGGGCACAGAACGCGACAAGGCGGCATCCGTTTTCTACACGCAGCCGATCCTGACGGACGAGCAGATCGTTGCGGCCTATCGCGGCTCCTGGCTGCCACGCAAGATCGTCGATATTCCGGCGCTGGATAGCTGTCGGAAGTGGCGGAGCTGGCAGGCGGCGGGCAATCAAATCGGCTTGATCGATGCTGAAGAACGCCGGCTGAATTTACGCGGCAAAGTGCTGGAAGCGTCGACAAAGGCACGTCTCTTCGGCGGTGCCGCTCTTTTCATCGGTGCCGATGATGCCGATCCGGAATTGCCGCTCGAGGCGGAGTGGATCGGGAAGGGGGGTATCAAGCACCTGACCGTGCTGACACGCCGCCACCTGGCTGCCGGCGACATCGACAGCGATCCGGCCTCGGAATGGTACGGCAAGCCGAAATTCTACAGGCTGACCGGCGCCAGCGGGGTGCAGGTGACCATTCATCCATCTCGGCTCGTCATCTTCAAAGGTGCCATGACGCCCGGTGAGGAATTTGGCGGATTGAACAATCACGCCTGGGGCGAAAGCGTGCTCACTGCGACTTTCGATGCGATCAAGAACGCCGACAGCACGGCGGCCAATATCGCCAGCCTCGTCTTCGAGGCGAAGATCGACATCATCAAGGTTCCGCAGTTTTCCGCCAACATCGGCAATCAGGCCTATGAAGATGCGGTGCTGCGCCGCTATGCCCTCGCAAACACGATCAAAGGGGTCAACGGCACGCTGATCCTCGATGCTGAGGAGGAATACGACAGCAAGGGCGCGCCGCTCTCCGGTCTCACGGATATTCTGATGGCTTTCCTGCAGATCGTTGCCGGTGCGGCAGATATTCCGGTCACTCGATTGCTCGGTCAATCGCCCGCGGGCATGAATGCGACGGGGACGGCCGACATGAAGAATTATCACGATCGGATCCAGGCTATCCAGGAGCTCGATTATACGCCGGCGATGTCCCGACTCGACGAATGCCTCATCCGCTCCGCCACAGGTGCGCGCGATCCCGCCATATACACGACTTGGACGCCGCTGGAACAAATGAGTGAGAAGGAGCGGGCCGATATCTTCAAGACGAAGGCAGAAGCGGCGCGAGCCTTGTTTGGCTCAACTGCGGGTGAGGAGATCATTCCCCGTCCGGCACTCTCGGAAGCTCTGTTGAATGCTTTTGTGGAAGATGGGTCGCTGCCGGGATTGGAGGCGGCGGCAAAGTCATCTGGTCAGCCGGACGATGTCGAACAATCTGAAACTGGCGCCGACGCGACTTAACGACCCGATACCGTTGTGACGTCGCTATTAACGGATCCGCTTTGTCACGGCGCGCGGCTTTCATCCGAACCATATCGGCTTCGGCCAGGAGAAATCCCAACATGAATTTCACAGACATTGTCACTGTCGCTGGAACGCGACGGACCGGAGACGGCTATCTTGTCGCCGATGCCCGCATCGCGCGCACGGGCATTCAAAGCTATGCCGGGGCTGAGATCGGAAGGCCTGAAATGCCCTCAGTGCGCATCTATCGTCCCGGAGGCGAAGTCTTTTCCGAAGACACACTCAAGAGTGCCGCTCACCGTCCGGTGACAAACGAGCATCCGCCGGAGATGGTCACCTCGGAAAACTGGAAGAAATACGCGGTCGGCCAGACCGGGGACGAGATCACCGGCGAAGGTATTTTCCTGCGTGTGCCGCTGATGGTCAGCGACGAAGAAGCCATTCAAGACATCGAAAGCGGCAAGCAGGAGCTTTCGGCCGGCTACGTCTGCGATGTTGATTTTACGGCGGGCGTAACGCCCACCGGAGAAGCCTACGACGCCATCCAGCGAAACATTCGCATCAACCATATCGCCATTGTGCGCCGTGGCCGTGCGGGCTCGAAAGTCCGCATCGGCGATGCAGCCGCACCGTGGGGCTGCTCTCCTCTCGCAGCCCCACGTCCCCTTTTCGATGACAAGCAAAACAAGGAAGGAATGATGCCCACGAAGACGATCATGGTCGACGGCATCGAGATCGAAGTTTCCGATCAGGCCGCAGAGATCATCACGACATTGCGGCAGCGCCTTGCTGACGCGGAGGCCAGTCACCAGAAGGCCGTTGCGGTCCGGGATGCCGAACTCGATACGCTAAAGGCAGCTCTTCTCGACGAGGCTGAGGTGGAACGCCGGGCAGAGGCTCGCGCCGATCTGATCGGTCTTGCCAAGGCGATTGCCGGTAACGTGCAGACATCCGGTCTTTCTGATGCTGCGATCCGTAAGGCCGTCGTGATCGCCAAGGCCGGCGAGGGTGCGGTTCACGGCCGCTCGGAGGCCTATATCGATGCGCGCTTCGATATGCTCGCCGAAGGGCTGCGCAAGAAGCCGGATCTTTTTGCCGATGCCATCAAGGACGGCATCAACCCGACGCAGACATTCCCATCCCTAGCCTCCGCCGCTTACGTCGCCATGGTGCGCGATCTCGAGAGCGCACATCTGGCCGCCAATCCCACTTAACCAGGTCAACGAAAAGGAGACGCTTCAATGGCGACTTATCAGACCACCTATGGAAACTCTCCTCGGAAGGGCCTGCATGGGCAGATCGCTTCTGAGGAAAAGGCCAACAAGATCAGCCGTACGGTTGAAGCCGCCGCCGGCATCAAGTTCGGACAGCCGGTGCAGCGCGGCCTCGCCGATCATGGCGTGGCGCCCTTTGCCGCTGGCGGCAAGTTCATCGGCATTGCGGTGCTGACGCCGAACGTGCTGCCGGATGTGGCACCGGCCGGCGGTTACGCCCAGTTCGTGACAGGGGCATTCCTGACCTCGGGTCAGATGTATGTGCGAGCCGGCGGCGCCGTCTCGGATGGCGATGCCGTCTACTACAACTCGACGACCGATGCCTATGTCAACGCTGCCGGCACCGGCATCGTTGGCCCAATCCCCGATTGTTTCTTCGATACGAGCGGCAGCAACGGCGACATCGTCGAGATCTCGCTCAAGCACAGGAGCGCCTAATTCATGAACCAGTTCGTTCGACAGCAGTTTGCCGACGCCCAGGCCGCCTATTCCTTCGTCATCGCGCAAGGGCGCAATATCGAAACCCGCATCTATCAGCGCCGTTATCCGACTTTCAATTATGGCCTCCATGTTCCGGTCGTCACCGAAGGCAATGAATGGGCGTCGGGAACGACCTTCTTCACCGTCGACAGCGCCGGCGAGGCGAAGTTCCTCTCGGCTGCCGGCACTGACATGCCGTTCAACCAGTCGACCCGTGACAGCGCCAGCCATGATTTCGCGATGATCGGTTCTGGCTGGGAGTGGAACCTCGAAGAGGTCAACCAGGCGGCGCTCTACAATCTCGATCTCAACGCATCCAACGCCATTTTCGCCGCCGATAAGATCGAACGCCTGCTCAATTCCGTCGCCATGATCGGCTCGACGGAAAAGGGCTGGACCGGTTTCGTCAACGATCCGAAGGTGTCGCGCGTCGACGTCGCTGCCGATGGTACGGGCGGCTCGGCTCTCTGGTCTGCCAAGACGGCTGACCAGATTCTGCGCGATGTCAACGATCTTATCGGCGGCGTGCGCAAGCGGACCGGCGAAGTCGAGTGGATCGACAGCCTCCGCCTGCCGCCCGAAGCCTTCCGACTGATTGCCACCAAGCGGCTTGCCGACGGCGATGGCTACATCACCGTGCTTGACTTCCTGCGGCGCGGCAACGTCTACACGGCCGAGACGGGCCAGCCGCTCGATATCCAGCCGCTGCGCGAGCTTGCGACGGCGTCGCAGGATGGCGGCGGCCGCATGGTCGTCTATCGCCGCGATCCGGAAGTGCTGCGCTTCCATCTGCCGATGCCGCGCCGCGTGCTGCAGCCGCGCCAGAAGTCGATCATGAGCTTCGAGACCGGCATCATGGCCCGCACGGGCGGCACCGAAGTGCGTCTGCCGGCGGCGATGGCCTATGGCGACGAAATCACGGCTGCCGCCTGACGCTGTGATTGCCCTCTCTCCGCTTCGTGCGGGGAGAGGGCATCTGTCTTCCCAACGATCGACACGGAGCTTTCATGTCCGCATCCTTCTACGGCACGCTCGCTGCAGCCGATGCCTATTTCGCCGATCGTGCGAATGCCCCTTGGGCGGTGGCGAACGACGGTGACCGCCTGGCGGCGCTGGTGCGCGGATCCCACGCGGTCGACGGCCTCTATGAGCCGAGATTCGTCGGGCGGCGGACCGGCGGTTACGATCAGGTGCTGTCGTGGCCGCGTAGCGAGGCGACGACGGTGAACGGCGAGGTAATCGCTGACGATGCATTGCCGCTGGCCGTGACTTATGCGGCCTACGAAGCGGCGGCGCTTGAGCTGTCGGAGCCCGGCAGCCTGACGCCTGTTATCGTCGCGGCTTGCACGGTGAAGCGCGAAAAAGTGGGGCCGCTGGAGACTGAATATGCCGTTGCCGATACGAGCGACGACATGATCGCCTCCGCAAGGCCGGTGCTGACGATGCTTGACGGGCTGCTCTATCCACTCCTGCGCCCGGTGCTGCCGGGCATTCTGGTGGTGTGATGGCCGCTTTCGATTACGATAAGGCGCGAGCGACCGCCGAGCGATTGATTGCCAAGTTCGGCCAGAAGGGCAGCTTGCTGCGCATCAGGAGTGCCGGACCGGATTACGATCCGGTGCAGACGAGCGAGGAGTTTGCCTGTTCGTTCGTCGATCTCGAACAGAGTCAGGTGCATGTTGCCGACACGCAGGTGCAGCGTGGGGATCGCACGGTCTATCTCTCGACAGAGGGACTATCGATCACGCCGACATTGGCCGACAAGGTGCTGATTGGCGATGTCGAGCATTCGATTGTCGATCTCCAGCCGCTGTCGCCGGGTGGGATGGTCGTCTTTTGGCAGCTGCAGGTGCGGCGATGACGGCGCTTGTGCGTTTCAAGACGATCCTGACGCTTTGGCTGCTGGCGCGCGTCATCCTGCTGCTCAACCGTGTCTCGCCATTGCCTGGGATTGAGCGAAGTGGCGGGGCGGGGGCCGAACCCCCAACGGCCAAACCTGCGGTTCGTGCCCGTTACGGCCATCTCACCCTTTTGAATTTCGAGCGGCGTGGCTCTTTACCGGGCAACGCCGCTGATGACGCCTAACCTTATCAAGGGGCAATCGATATGGCTTCCTCCAATTTCTCCGTCGATATCGCGGCCTGGGCCGAACGGACCAAGAAGCGCATGGAAGAGGTGGTGAACCTTTCCACGCAGCGGCTGGCCGAGGCGATCGTCGAGGCGACGCCAGTGGCCTCCGGCGAACTTGTCAATTCCTTCCGGGTCTCCGTCCCGCCACGGCAAAGCGGGGATACGGAGGGATCTGATGAAGGCCAGCCGGTCAATTTGGCCGGCCTCAGTGCGCCGCTGGGCGGCATGATCCATATGGGTTTCACCGCGCCGCACGCCGCCGCCGTCGAATATGGCAAGGATGGGCAGGCGGGGCAGGGCATGGTGCGGCTTGCGGCGCGCCAATGGCCTGACATCGTCGAGCGCGCTGCGCGCGACACGGCGGACTGATCCCTCGAAATCCCAACAATCTAGACAAGGTGACATATGGCGACGGCGACGGACGCTCTCATTCTGGCGGCACTGCTGGATCATCTGGCAGTGCTCCAATTTCAGCCGCCATTGCCGGTGGCGCAGCCGGGCATTGCCTTTCCGCCGGCGGGGCAAGATAAGCCGGATAACTATCTGGCCGTCAGCTTCCTGCCCAACCGTCCTCGGCAGGTGACGCTTGGCGACGATCCGCAGCAGAAGCTCGGGCTTTTGCAGGTTTCCGTCTATTGGAAGGCCGGCGGCGGGCTGATCAAGCCACTCGATGCCGCCGGCCGGGTCATCGACCATTTCAACAACAAGACGCTATTCGCCTCTGGCGTGAAGATCACGATCAGCAGCGAGCCGTGGGCCGCAGGCCCGATCCAAGAGGATGACCGGGTGCAGATACCGGTCACCATTCCCTACACCGCCTTTGAACCGGAGACATGATCTATGGCGAATAAAAGCACGAAGAAGGGCTCGAAAGTCTACGTATGCGAGACGCCCCAGAATACCGACCTGACGGCCAGCGCTTATGCCGCGCTGACCTGGGTGCAGGTGGGCAAGGTCGGCAAGGTGGGCGATTTCGGCTCGGAATCCACCATCAACAACTACAATACGTTGGATGAGCCGGTGCAGCAGAAGCAGAAGGGCGTTTCCAACGCCGGCGATCCGGAGCTCGAGGTCGCCTCTATCGCCGATGATCCCGGCCAGGAGATCCTGCGCACCTTCGGCACCCCCCTCAACGTCAACAATATGGCGATCAAGGTCGAGCGCAACGACGCGCCGCAGGGCAAGACCAACACGGTGTTCTACTCGCGTGGTGTCGTTTCCGGCCCGCTCTATCCCGGCGGCGGCTCCGATGATTTCGATCTGGAGAAGTTCAAGGTCGGCCTCAACCAGCTGCCGATCCGCGTCGATCCCGTCACTACGCCGTAAGCGCGGTCTTTCGGAACCTTGCGCGCGTCGCTCTCCTGCGGCGCGCGGCTACTTTCACATGTCCCAACCGATAAGGTGTTTCCTTGGATATCTCCAGTCTCGTCAATTCCGAAGATCTCTTCGAGCTGCAGCTCCTGCATCCGGCCACCGAGGAGCCGCTCGGCATCTCCTTCATGATCCGCTCGGCCGAGAGCAACGAGGTGAAGAAGATCGTTCGCCAGCATAGCGACCGCTTTCTCGCCAGCCGCAAGAAGAAGCTGACCACCAGCAAGGTCGAGGCCGAATATCTCGACAAGGCGGCCGCCGCCATCGCTTCCTGGAGCTGGGGCGAGCAGCAGTGGAAGGGCGAGCAGCCCGTGCTCTCCTTCGAGAAGGCCCGTGAAGTCGTCGAGGAAGCCGGCTGGATCTACGATCAGGTGGCCGGCGCCTCGGAGGACCGCGCAAATTTTATGAAGAGCTTGCCGAAGGGCTTTCAGAAGCTGTAGGGATCGTCGCGCGCTATGATTGCGTGCGCGATACAAACGGCGAGACCCGGCGCGAACGCAACGAGGCCTTCGAGCTTTTAAGCCCGGAGGCCGAGGTGCCGGAGGCCGGCCATGCGCTCTGGGACTGGTTCTGGGACCTGCGCTCGGCGCAGGCTCCCGGCTTTTCCGGCCCGGCGCCGCTCTCCCACCAGGAAATGCTCGCCTGGGTGCAACTGACCGGCAATCTCCTACGCCGTGAAGACATCGCCGTGCTGAAGGCGATGGACGGGCGTTATTGCCAGGCGGTGGAGGAGGAGACGGAGGCGATCAGGGCGCGGGAGGCGGAGTAAAGGGTCAGGCTGCTCCATGACTAATGAGCCTAATGTGACTTTATGTTGCTGTAACTCCACTCAAGTGCAGTCAGCCCATCCACGGTGGTTTCAACTTCCCACCTGAGAGACGAGTCGCTCCTGTTGCCAACATATCCACACTTCGCAAGGCGCCTCACCGGCTCTTGAAGATCATTGAGCGTTTCATAAACTATCGACGAGCTAAAAAAGAAGGCCTTGAGATGCCAATATCAAACGCCTTCAGTTCGGTTTGAATCCATGCATCGTCCATGGCTAGCGGATAGCCCGACGCTTTGGATCGCTGTTGTTTCGTCACGAGATAGTTTTCGAGCAATCTTCTATCCAATTCTAGTTCGTCCAGCTCGGAAACCTTGATGCGTTTATATTCCGCCGACAACAGTTCACGGTTTTGCAGAGAGAGTGTAATCTACAAGGGCGGTCTCTGATTTATGAAGACGTTTATTAGCCTCTGTTGTCGTCCACACGCACTTCATTGCGTCTGTTTCTTGCACTAGCTCTTTATCGTCTTTGAATCTGTTCTCAAGAATTTCAAATGTAAACTTTGTATTTTGGGGCGAAGCGCCAGTCCTCTGAAAGGCTCTTTCTCCATATGCCCGAACTGCATGATAATAGGTCACGCCAAGAGCATCTTTACATGCATATGCCATCAAAAATGTCGCTGAGGCCTTCTCTTTGATGTCATCTACCAACTGAACGAGCTTTTGATCCGCAGCGGTGGCGGTTTGTGTGACAAATGCCAAAGTAGAGAGTGCTAAAATAATTCGCCACGCCTTCATGTCCATACCTCTGATTGTTCCCATTCAACCGTATAACGCGACTTCTAAAAAATAAATCTTATGATTGAAGTGGCTGCGCCAGATAACAGGATAGAATTACGGTGACGTGCACTAATTTCTGTCCGTGATAGCTTTGCTTTGGCCAGACAAGATGACCATCGGCGAACTATATAGACTATGCATTCTTATTTGAGGGCACTTTCATCGTATTCCAGGCGGTGTAGGAAGAGGCTGAGGCCATCGGGGCGCAGGTAAGGCAGCGGATTTCTGCGGTGCGCTTTAGTAGCGTGCCTCTTTGCTTTCTCTCCATTCATCGTCCGTTTTACCATTAACTTCCACGTTATACTGCTTCGGCTCTGAGTGAACTTCAGGATCATCCAAATACGCGCACGCGGCGTGATACCTTATAGGTGTTCCATAGATATTTGGACTGTCGTATCTAATAAAAACGGCCAGGAGGACGGGAGTTGATAAGCCCTTATCGAATCTGCGTAGACGATCCTTTATCTTTTCATCGGTAAAGCTGGGATCATCGGTAAAACTGGGATCGCGTTGGCCATTTTTAACAAGCCTAGCTTCATACGACTCATGGTCGACAGGCATTTTTCTCTCATCAATTTCAATACGTTTATACAACGACGGCGCCAAAAGACGCTCCTTGAGAGCCGTCTCGCATGCCATGACCATTTTTGAATCTGAATCATTGCAACCGCTTACAAGCAATGTCGCAGTCATCAGGCTTATGACGCTTGTTATGGGCTTCATTGGATGAAGATGCTCGATAGGTTAATTGGGTGGTAGATGGGTATATTTGCAACTCTGACGAATGTTGCACGCAAAGATTTAGCGTGTCAATGATGCGTTCTCTAAATGTTCCTGGATAAGGCGCTGATCTCTCACGTAGTCGGCTAAAGTTTATGTGACGACCGTGCACCCGCAGAATGCCGTGAGAAGCATCCTTCTATTCATTGTTATTCCCGATTTTCTCTGTTTGCCCTTAAAACGAGATACACCGAAAGGAAAGAATATGGCCGATGTTGCCACATTGGGAGTTGGGGTCGACACGTCCAACTTGCGCGCCGCGACGAGCTATTTAGATGCTTGGGCTGCAACTGCAATGCGAACAGAGAAGGCGATCGGAGCGGCTGCGCGCGCAATGGGTGTCTTGAGTGACAATAGTCGTTTGAGTGGCAGCTCGATTTCCAAAATAGGCGCAGGAATTGTTGATCTTGGGACAGCATTTGCAAAAACAATTGGGAAGTCCACTCAGCTAGTAGTTTCACTGAAAGCGGTACAAGAGCATGCCAATGGCGTCGGCAAGGCATCCAATATGGTGCCGTCAAATTCGGCGAATTTCGAATCTCTCCGCGGTGGCGCAACCCTCAAGTTTGTGCTTGATCAATCGTCCCAAACGGGACAGCCGCTCCTTAAGACAGATGAGCAGAAAGGCGCGGAGCTTATTAGCGGGTTCTTGAAAGAAAGTGCAGGCTTCATTCCCAGGAAGGACATGAAGATTGGGTCTCAAATTGTATCCAGCTTTCTGGACGGTGAGATCGATAAAACCGTCTATAATAGGCTACTGAAGTTTCAGTCCGAAACAGATGCCCGATACACGTACGCTGCAAAAAGAAATGAAGACTCCGGCGATGAAATTCCACAGTATAAGGATGATCTTAGAATAGCGCGTGAAAAGAAAAGATTGTCTGATATAATTATAACTCCACGGATAGACATAAATAAAAAGTATGATGATATTGACGATTCTTTAAGATTATTTAGCGGAGAATACAAAGATTTCGACAGCTATGCTTCGGTTATTACTAAAGATCCATTGGGCATCGGACCAAATGGTCCTTTTGATAAGATCGCGGTTGCGTATAAAGAAATGAAAAATGCTTTGGCTAATAGAGACTTAACGGAGGAGCATGTTAATCGTGTAAAGCAAAGTTTCGATGAGGCGTTAAGTATGCCTAAAAACGCTGAGTTTGTGCCTCGACTCCGAGCGATGCGAGATGCGTTTACCAGTCCGAGTAATGAGATGATTTCGGGATTGGAGTCGATAGGCCGACTGCGAGAGCAAGCGCAGAATGCCCTGAGTGTCATGGTGAAACAGTCTTCAACTGACGGAAGCGCTGCCAGCCAGCGCGGGCCGAATGCAAGCAGCTTGAGTGGCGCGAATAATCAAAGTGGAAATGGCGGAGTTGTTCCCTCAACCAATGACGTTTCGATGCCTAAAAACTTTTGGGACCAAATTATCGCCTCTGCGGGTCTGGTAGCGCCAAATATTTCCGGAGCACTAAAGGGATTTACTTCTTTAACAGCTGTTACAGATCGTTTCTCCTTTGGACAATTTAGGTCGGCAATAACAGATGCAAATGCCGAAGTAGACGCACAACAAAGATTGGACCGGAGTTTTCGAGAAAACACTAAATCCCGCCAAGCCAATACCGAACAGACCACACTCGGAACTCAGGCTTCCGTTCAATCCGCTGCCGCGACGGATAACGTGAAGTTAACGGTCGTCACACTGAAGCAAAGCCAAGACAGTCTCCAAAAAAGCTGTGCCGCACGCCTGCAGCAATTGCCACAACTGACCAAAATGACGAAAGAGCAAGCTGCAACTAATGATCAACTTGCGGCCTCACAAGAGAAGCTGGTTGTTGACATGGATTTCGAACGCGCCCAAATCGGTCGCTCGACCATCGACCAGACTGTTGCAAAGACGCTTAAAGATCGTGGTCTGCCCGTCGAGATGGATTCCAAAAGCGCGGAGATAGTGCGAACGAATGAGCAGCTGAAATATGCCCGCGAGCTTGCCGGCGATTTCACCACGACGCTGGTCAACGGCTTGCGCAGCGGTGAGGGTTTTTGGAAGTCCATGGGGAACGCTGCGGTCACCGTACTCAAAAAGATCTCCGACAGGTTGCTGAACGATGTGCTCAACAGTCTGTTCCAGGTCAACAGTGCCGCTGGCAGTGGCGGAGGTGGCGGTTTCTTCGGTGGCCTTCTCAATTTGTTGGGGTTCGGAGGAGGGAGCGAGGTAACCTTGCCAACCGGCTCAAACATTCCGATCCCGATGCCACGCCCCAGCGGATTTGCAAACGGTGGCTACACCGGCTATGGCGGCGTCTATGAGCCAGTCGGCATCGTTCATGCCGGCGAGGTCGTCTGGAGCCAGAAGGATATCGCCCGGGCAGGAGGCGTCGGCGTCGTCGAGGCGATGCGGCTTGGCCGACGTGGCTATGCCGATGGCGGGGTGGTTGGCGAGGGCGGGCCGCAATTGGTGCCGGCGCAGCCGGATGCTGCCGTTCCCGTTCGTCGCCTCAGGGCCGATAACCAGAACGATGGCACCGGTTCCGCTTCCGGCGTGCATGTCACGGTCGGCGTTTCCGTCGATGAGGACGGCAATCTCAAGGCCTATGTGAAGAATGTCGCGCAATCAGAAGCGCAGAGTTCGACGCGGCAGGGGCTGAATGATTTCAATCAGCAGCTTCCCGATCGCGTCGCGCAGATCAACCGCAATCCCCGGAGGCGCTGATGGCCGTTTCCTATCCCTACAGCCTGCCGGCTTTTGCCGATCTTCTGAAGATCTCCAGCATCGTCTGGGACATTCAGCGCAATGACGAGCTTTCCGGCTCCGGCGATGGCCGGGTCTGGCAGGCGGAGCTGGCGCCGCCGCTCTGGACCGGCACGGTGACGCTCTCCGACATGTACAATGCGGAGGCGAAACAGATCGCCGCCCGCATCCGCAAGTTACACGGCGCCCAGGAGGCGCTTTTTCTTTATGATCCGCTGTCGAAATATCCGCAGGCCGATCCCGACGGGACGAAGCTCGGGAGCGCTGCGGTCAGTGTTGCAGCGCTCGGAGCCGACAATGCCTCGCTCAGCCTCAAGGGCCTGCCGGCGGGTTATCGGCTGACGGTCGGCGACAAGTTGCAGGTCGGCTATGGCGGCGCACGCTCCGCCTTTCTCGAAGTCTCGGAAACGGTTGGTGCCGACGGGCAGGGGGTGACGCCCGTCTTCGGCGTCTTCCCACATCTGCCGGCGGGCTTTGCCGCCGGTCTCGGCGTGACGCTTCTGCTACCGGCCTGCAAATGCCTGGTCATGCCGGGCAGCCACAATCCCGGCACCGCGAGCGGCCCGATCACCTCAGGCGCCACCTTCAAGATCATCCAGAAGAAATAGACGATGAAAAACATCACCTCCGCCTTCTTCGCGGCGCTGACCGGCGCGCGCGACAAGGGGCTCGTGCCCCGTCGTTTCGTCTGGATCACCGGCAAGGATATCGCCAGCGACGCGCCTGCCTCGATCGGCCTCTGGACCGGCGATGACGACATCAACATCACCGTCATCTCGGGTGTCACCGGCTTGGCCGAGGCGCGCACCTATTATGGCGGCCTCAATCTGAAGGTGAGCCCGATACCGCGCACGGCCGATCTCACGATCCAGACCGTGACCATCACCATCGGCCAGATCGCGCCCGTCGCGCAGCAGCTTGTGCGCGGCTACGATCTGCGGCTGGCGCCGATCGAAATCCACGACATGACGTTCGATACCGGCACCCGGCAGCCGAGTGCGGCCCCGGAAATCGCCTTTCTCGGCGTTGCAGATGGCGCGCCGGTGAAGACGCCGGCCGTGGGACAGGATGGGGATATCGAAATATCCGCCATCTCCGCCGCCATCGCCATGCTGGAGCGCACCAACCCGGCCAAATCTTCCTACGAAGGCCAGAAGCGCCGCAGCGGCGATGAATTCGGCCTCTATTCCAGCACCGTCGCCAATTGGCAGATCCCCTGGGGGCAGAAATGATCAGCGATCTTGTCAGGGTCAAGAACTGGCGCGCCTGCTTCGTCGCCGAGATCGATCGGCTGAAGCGCACGCCCTTTGCCTGGGGCCGTCATGATTGCGGGCCAGGCCTTGCCGGCAATCTGGTGCTAGCGATCACCGGCGTCGATTGCGCCGCCCAGTTTCGCGGCGAATATTCCACTGCCGCCGGCGCGCTGAAAACGATGAAGGCGGCGGGTTTCGACAATCTCGCCGATCTCGTCGCCAGCATGCTGCCCGAGATCCATCCGAGTACGGCCGGCATTGGCGACATCGCCGCCATCCCGCACGAAGGTCCCTTCGGCTACGCGCTCGGCGTCGTCAATGGCGAACGCATCTTCGTGTTGCGTGAGAGCGGCCTCGGCACTGTCGATCTGCTCGACGCCAAGCGGGCCTTCAAGGTCGGCTAGCCAGTCTCGACATCAATTTTATCTCTGACCGGTGACAGGTCGGCGCAGCTTTGCCTGCGACGGCCCTTTTCCATGCGCCAATCGAGGTCGTCCGATCCATGAAATATCTCATTCTGCTTTTGAATGTCCTCAGCTTCTGGCTGATGGCAGATGTGGCGCATGCTGAACCAATCACCTTGGCAATTGCTGCGATAGGTGAATTTCTCGGCTCGATCAGCATCGGCAAACTGGTACTGACCGTCGCCCTCAACATCGGCCTGTCCCTGATCGAAAGGGCGATGGCGAAGAAGGATCAGCAGCCGGCTGGCACCAAGCTCGAGATCAGCATGGGGGACGATCACCCCATGTCCTTCATCATCGGAAGCTACGCGACCGCCGGCCGGCGCAAATATGCTGGCACCTGGGGTGAGGACGGCAAGACGCCGAATGCCTATTTCACCGATGTCATCGAGATCGGCAGTCTTCCCAACCGTGCCGGTGAGCGCGGCCTCAGCAGTCTCTGGATCGATGATCGGAAGGTTGGCGTCTTGTGGGAAGAACCGCATCCTGACGGCCGTGGCTTTCCGGTGATCGAGTATCGCGTCAAGGGCAAGGACTATCTATGGGTCAAGTTCCTCGACGGTACGCAAGAGGCGCCTGATCCGTTTCTGATGGCCAAATTCGGCAGTCTCGGCGACCGGCAGTGGCGGCAGAGCATGGTCGGTCGCGGCTGCCAGATCGCTATCCTGACCTCGCGCTACAATCGGGACCTTTTTTCCGGCGTGCCTTCGGGCCTTTTCGAGCCGCATCCGTTGCCGCTCTATGATATCCGCAAGGATTCCTCGATGGGCGGCAATGGCGCGCATCGCTGGAATGATCGGTCGACCTGGGAGCGGAGCACCAACCCGGCCGTGATGATCTACAACCTTGTCCGCGGTGTCTATTACGGCCCGGAATGGGTTTATGGCGGCCAGAATATCGGCGCCTTCTGCCTGCCGGCAGCCAACTGGATGGCCGCGGCGAATGCCTGCGACGCGGCGGTTGGACTTGGCGACGGCAACAGCGAGCCGGCCTTTCGCGCCGGCTACGACGTTCAGTGCGACCGCGAGCCCCTTGATGTCATTTCTGAATTGCTGAAGGGCTGCAATGGCCGCATGGCCGAAGTCGGCGGCGTCTTCAAGATGCTCGTGGGTGCGCCGGGTGGTGCAGTCTATTCTTTCACCGATGACGATATCGTCGTCACCGAGGCGCAGGATTTCGAGCCGTTCCCTTCGCTTTCCGCGACATTCAACGCCATCGAAGCCACCTATCCCGAACCTGCCGAAAAGTGGGCAACGAAGGATGCGCCGGGGCGCTACAACGCCGATCTCGAAGCTCAGGATGGCTACCGGCGTCTGCCTGCCCAGGTTCAGCTGCTCGCTGTTCCGTTCGCCAATCAGGTGCAGCGCGTCGCTGTGGCAATGATTCAGGACTATCGACGCTTTCGCGTACACCAGGTCTCACTGCCGCCGGACGCCTATCCGCTAGAGCCGAACGACGTCGTTTCCTGGTCTTCGGCACGCAATGGCTATGATGAGAAGAAGTTCCTCGTCGTCAAAGTCGAACCGCAACCCAATTTCCTGATCGTCGTTACTCTTAAGGAGATCGACCCCGCAGACTACGATTGGCATCCGGGACTGCAATTGCCGACCTCCATTGGCTGGCTTGGTCCTATCACTCCTCCGTCGCAACCGATGGTCGGCTGGACCGTCGAGCCCTCCACCATCAAGGATGCCGGCGGGATCGATCGCCGTCCTGCGATCAAGATCAGCTGCGCGCCGGATCTCGATGATGTCGTAGGCGTCTGGGTGCAGGTTCGCGTGAAGGCCAGCGGCGACATGGTCTTCGATAGCGATAGCAATCCCTATGCGACGCCTTATTCGTGGGTCCTTTCCGGCCAATGGACGCTCCCGAACGCCGACTACGAAGCGCGAGGTCGCTATCTCCCGCAGTCGAACCGACCCACTGATTGGTCCGCCTGGCTGACGCTCAAAACGCCGAATGTCCTCATCAATGCGGCCGATATTTTCGACGGCGCGATCATCCAGTCAAAGATCGCCGACGCTGCCGTTACCGCTGCGAAGATCATGGATGAGGCGGTTACCAGCCTCAAACTCGCCGACAAGGCCGTCTCGGCAGCCAAGATTGAGGTGGCAGCCGTCACCGCTGACGTGCTCGCGAGCAATGCCGTTATTGCGTCCAAGCTCGCCGATGGCGCGGTCACCGCTCGGGCGCTCGCCCAGGGCGCGGTTGATGCCACGGCGTTTGCCAGTGGCCTGAAAGCCGTCGAAGTGGTGAACGCCTTGCCGACAGCCGGAAACACGGAAGGACGGCAGGTTTTTCTAACGACGGATGGCAAGCTCTATCGCTACCACAACGGCGCATGGACGGCGGCGGTCGCGGCCGGAGATGTCAATGGCACGCTGAGCAACGCGCAGATCGCCGACGGTGTGATAACCGCCAACAAACTGGCCGCTCTCGCCGTAGATGCCAGCAAGCTCGCCGACGGCTCCGTCAGCGCCACGAAGCTCGCCCAGGGCGCAGTCGACCTAACGAAGTTCGCTTCTAACCTTTCCCCCATCCAGATTGTTACCACCTTCAGCATTGTGACAGACCCCACGCCCGGTATGGTCGTATACCACAGAGGGCTGCAGAAGCTCTTCCGCTACACGCCGACGGGATGGACCTCCGTCGTCCCTTCCACAGATCTCACCGGGCAGATTACGTCCACACAGATCTCGGACGGCGCAATCAGCACGCCGAAGCTCATGGCGGGCGCGGTAACCACTGATATCATCGCCGCGAATGCCATCACCGCCGATAAGATTGCGGCCAATGCCATCATAACAGGGGCAATCTCTGCCGGTGCTGTGAAGGCAGAACAGATTGCCGCCAACAACATTACCGCAAAGCATCTCGTGCTGGCCGACATGTCAAACATGGCCGACAACGGCTGGCAGGCAGGCAACCTCGACGGTTGGGAGGTCGCCGGCTTTTACGCCTATGCATACTCGGCCGGCGAAGGGGATGCCTCTGGCTACTACGCACGCTCCACTGCGCAGTGGAGCCAATTTTTGAGCCGGATGATCGCCGTGAACCCCGGCGAACAGTACTTCCTTGACGTTTGGGTGCAGAACAATGCCTCCCCTGAGGGGGCTTCGATCTGGCTGTTCGGCTACGACGCCAACAATGCCAACGTCTACAATTCGTATATTGATGGAGTCACCTCCGTTCAGAACAAGTGGGCGCGGCTGAAGGGGCAAGCCACGGTTCCCGCGGGCGTCGTCAAGGTTCGTATGGGGCTTTACAATGCCCATGCTGGAGTGTTGGCAGTGCCTGGAATAGCATGGTCTAAGCCGGTCATGCGCCGTGCGTCTGGCGTGGAGCTGATCGTTGATGGTGCGATTACAGCCGCCAAGGTCGCTGCGAATGCCATCACCGCCGACAAGATCGCAGCGAACGCCATCCTTGCAAAGAACATTGTCGTGCAGGACTGGTCGAACATGGTCCCTAACGGCAAGTGGGAAGACACCTCCAGCCCGCCTACCGATTACTTCACAGCAACTGGCGGCTTCATGTCCTGGCTTGTGGACCCCGCCAACGCCGTCGAGGGCAAATCCTACTTGCGGCTTTCAAAGCCTGCGTTGGGTCAGCCGGCTGATTGCGTTCAGAAGACGTTCTCTCCCATCGGGGGCAGCACCCCTCTTCAATGGGTTGTGTATTTCAAAGTCGAGGGTGACACACAAGCAACACCTGCAGGTGTCTTTATCCGTATCCTCTGGTACGACGCCAACCAGAACCAGCTAACTCTTGTTGAAGGCGCCGGATACACCGATCTCGTAGGCAACAGCAACACGACGCCGGGATGGAATAATCGTTCTGGCAAGATCACGTCGCCGGCCAATGCCCGTTTCTTCCGGATGCAATACATCAACTGGGTAAACTCCGGCGCGCAGAACCTCGACATTGCGAGCATGGTGATCCGGCGTGCGAACGCGGCCAGCCTCATCGTGGATGGCTCGATCTCGGCTAACATGATTGCTGTCAGTGCGGTGACGGCGGGCAAGATTGCTGCGGATGCCGTGACGGCTGGCACGATCGCGGCGGGCGCGATTACAGCCGACAAACTTGCAGCCGGTTCTGTCTCGGCGAAGGCCTTGGCTGTTGGCAACGGCGGCAATCTCTTGACGAATACCGATCTGTTGGCCGGCCTAACGGGTTGGGCTTATGAATGGTCAAACGAACCTGCCAGTTTCAGAGTGAAGCTACGCACTGACACCTTCGCGCCTGCGCCGGGCGCGATCGAGATCTATCAGATCAACGGTACCCAAAACATCGAGTACGGCGTTGGGTCGGTTGATGCCTACGGGAATATGCAATTCATCTCGGTCAAGGCGAATGCTTGGTACGAGCTTTCGGTCTACTACTTGGGCCATCGCTGCAAGGGCGTTCGACCATATCTTGGCGTCTACGATGGTGCGGGAAATTGGCTGGCGTGGGTTCAGTGGGGCGACGGCCCAGCTTATCAGAACATCGACCCCTTGAAGTCTCTTTCGAAGTTTGACCGCTTCTGGGGCAAATATCAGATGCCCGCGAATGCTGCCACGGTTCGCGTCTTCTTCCGATCGATGGGAACGGTCGCGGGTCAGGGCGATAGCTATCTTTGGCTGACGCGGATGTATTTTGGAGAAGCAAACGCCAATCAAACCGAACCGACGCCGTGGAGCGACGGCGGCCTGACGCTGATCTCTGGCGGCAATATCGTCTCTAACGCCGTCACCGCCGACAAGATTGCCGCTAACGCCATAACCGCAGGCAAGATTGCTGCCGGCGCAGTCACGGCCGGCACGATCGCTGCCGGCGCGGTGACGGCCTCCACGATCGCAGGCGGCTCGATCACCGGCGACAAGATCGCCGCAAACACCATCGGGGTCAACCAGATCGCGGCCGGCGCGATCACCGCCAAGTCGCTTGTCCTGACCGACTTCAGCAACATGGTCGATAACGGCTGGCAGGGTGGCAACCTCGACGGTTGGACGATCCAGAACCTTCAGGCCTTCTATCTCGACACGACATCAGGTGATGCGGCGGGCTATGTCATGCAATCGCTCGGCCGTGACTGTGCCACTTCGAAGTATATCCAAGTCACAGCCGGCGAAACCTATGCGTTCGACGTCTGGGTCTACAACGTCGACGCTGGGCAGGCGAACATCTACGCGGCCCTTCTAACCCCATCCGGTGGGTGGGCGGGTTTTGCGGTTGTCAGCACAACCTCGAAGAACGGCTGGGTTCGCCTACAGGGCCGCTACACGATCCCGAGCGGCTATGTGAAGCTTGCAATGCTGCTCCAGGTCGACAAGACGGCCGGTACCGGCAATTCGTGCTACTGGTCGAAACCGGTCATGCGTCGCGCCACCTCGGGTGAGCTGATCGTTGACGGCGCGATCACCGGCAACAAGATAGCTGCGAACGCGATCACGGCCGCTCAGATCGCCACTGGCGCAATCACCACCGAAAAGCTGATCCTGAACGGCGTCACCGTCGACAAGATTGCGCCCGGCGCGGTCACGGCCATGAACGCCGGCCGCGTTGCCGATCTGCAGGTAATCGGCTCCGGCTCGACCATCAATCTCGCTGCGGTCGGGATCTCTGTCGATGGCGATAGCCGCGTCATGATCAACGCCATGTCGCTCGGCCAGTATGGCCAGAACAACAGCAGCACAGGCGCGCAGGCGATCGGTTGCAACATCTTCCGCAACGGCTTGGCGATCTTCAGCCAGACCTATTACCTCGGTGTTGTTCAGACTGTCGTTACTCTGAGTGGTGGCGGTAGCCCGAACGGCACCGGTCAGACCGCCAATCAGGCGACCTACACGGCCGGCCTTGTCGGCTTGCCGGCACTCTATGACGCCCCCGGACCCGGCTATCACGTCTACACCTTCCAGATCTACGTCCCACCCGGCAACAACGTCGGCTGGCGAGAAACCAACATCGTTGCCACCGCCTTCAAGAGGTAAATTCATGACCGCGTTAGAACACACGGCTATTCACTACATTATCTATGGTTCTGACGGCCGCATCCGGCAGCATGGCAATTGTGCTCCAAGCATCTTGTCGCGCTTTGCCTCGCTTCATGGTGAGGGCTACGTCGTGATGACGGTGCCTGCCGAGTGCTATTCCTTCGACCTCGACGCGACCTCTTATGTCCTGAATGGGGTCGTCACGCCGAAGAGCCGCGTGCTCGATGTCACCGAATACACCATTCAGGCCGATGGCTTGGACGTGGTTCGCTTTGAGGTGCCGGCCGGGACGTCGGTGATGCACGGCAATGAAATCACCACGATCGAGGATGGCACCTTTGAATTCACTACCGACGCCCTGGGCGACTATCGGTTCTCCTTCCTCGTGCCCGCCGCTTTCCATCATTTCGAGGTGACCATTCATGCGGTTTAATTTTGCCGCCGATCTCACCTTGGAGCGCATCGAGGCGCAGACTGACATCGATCGGCAAGTGCGGCTGGCGCGCATGCTGTTCGTCACGCTCATTCCCGGTCAGGACGCCGTTTATGCGCTGAAGGTCAACGAGGCGCTGTCGATCGTGGCCGACCCGCAGCTAGGCGTGGGCGTGCCAGAGGGCGAGACGCCGCACATCACAGCCGAAGCGATCGAAGATGGCGTTAGCCGTTTCGAAAAGGCTGCCGACATCCTAACGCGAGATCAACACTGGAAGGTCGGCTCGCAGATGGTCGAGGCCCTGCGCCGATCGGCTGGCGCTGCCCTTGCCGCCGCCAAAACCGCTCCCGAAATCCGCGCTGCTGCTGCCATCGATTGGCAGGCTGTGCGGGCCTTTGCCAAAAACTAATGCAAGAAAGGACTGCCATGTATCGCATTGACAGCATGTATGAACCGATGGTCGAGGCGCTGCTTGCGGCTCGCTCGGAGAGCAAGGCGGATCGCTGGATGGCGTCTGTCGCCTTCTGGCTCGGTCGGCAGCAGATCTATAATGTGCCGGAATTCTGGCTGGCGCTCGCAGCCAAGATCACGTCCGGGCTGGATGCAGCGGACAAGGAAGCTATTCTCGATCAGCTGAGCAACAAGGAAGCCGCCCTGGTTGCCTCGGTAGCCGATTGGCCCGAGCCGCCGGCAAGCCTGCTGGCGATCGTCGCCGGCTGGTCTCCCGAGCCGCCTCCGGTCGATCTCTATGCCTATGCTGCCTCCAAGCGCTATGCCGTCGAAACGGGTGGCATTGTCCTCAACACCACGCAGGTCATGACCGATCGCGCCAGCCAGTCGCTGATTACCGGAGCCTACAATTTCGTTCAGGCAAATCCGGGCGTACTGGTGAAGTTCAAGACAGCGGTCGGCTTCGTGGAGCTGACCGCCACGCAAATGACGGCGATCGCTAATGTGGTCGGCGCGCATGTGCAGGCGAGCTTTGCGGCCGAAAGCGCTATCGACGCCGCGATCGTCGCCGGCACGATCAGCACGAAGGCGGAGATTGATGCTTTCGCGTGGCCCTCTAACGGCGTTACAGCGCCTGCAGCTTGAGGAGCGTTGAATGTCGACGTTCGTAAAATCTCTCAAGAAGCAAATTGAGATGCTGCAGGCCGAAGTCGAGCTGTATGCCAATGCCATCGATAGTCTTGCGAGCGAACTGGCGAGCGCGAGGACTCAGTTGGCAGCTCATGAGGCACCCGATCGCCAGAGTGTTCCCGAAATGACAGCAGGTAAGGTCGAGATCGAGCCGGTCGACGGTATTCATGCGGAGATCACCGGAGCTCCATCGCAGTCTGCTGCCTGAATATAGGTATTGTTGGCGCCGCCATGGTTGTTCGGATCGCACTGGCCAATTTGCCTCGGACATGAGAAGCAAAATAATAAATGAAATGCGGTAGACATTGCTGTGCAGGTTTTTGTCTGAGAAATGCTACTTGCTTTGGTTGTTTTGACGCCTCTCTGCAGGCTTCGGCTTAGATCAGCCTGGGCCCCTCCAACGAGGACGACAGAAAGATGGACAGCTGATGGAAAGGTTGTTCGCGGGTATGAGTGGAACGGCATCACATCGGTCCGCTTGCTCGGCACGCCGGCAGCGCATCCTGCCGGCTCTGTCGGTTTCTGCTATCGCAGGTCGTGGGTGGATCCATAGAAGAGCGGGTCCTTGGTCCCGCTCGAATGCAATATATCGGTAATCTCTAAACGTACCGACATGCTGCTGGCGCACAGTACTTCATCCCAACCAAGAGGTAGGAGAGAGTAATCCTTTGCCCCGACCAAATTCATCAGTCGGCAAGCCTCCCACTTGCTCGCCATCCGCAACACCGTTGAACGCCCAGCAAGCAGATACCAACCTCAACTGCGCATCAACCCCAGTGCAGTCCGCCAAGCAAGATCGCCGCCGGGACGGCAAGTGCTGTGGTCGTGATTATCGCGGAAACACCAATCTTAAGCGCTCTGATGCGTCGTGTCCTGACGCCACTCCAGTCATAACTCAAACTCACTAACTCCTGAGAATCATTGGGAATTCGAAAATTAGATCCGCTTCGATTTCGAACAAGGTCCCGGCGGGTCTCATCCACAGAGGAAACAATATGGATCACGCGAAATTCTTCGCGGCGGTGCGTACATCGCTGTTTGGTGGTCAGCTGTCGACAAATCAGGTCAAAGGTATGGAGGCCATTCTAGGGGCATGGCAGGTCCGGCCTTTCGACAATCGTTGGCTCGCATATATGCTGGCGACGGCCTATCACGAGACAGACAATACGATGTGTGCCGTCGTGGAAAATCTCAACTACTCGGCGTCTGGGTTGCTCGCGACCTTTCACAAATACTTCACGGCAAAGCAGGCTGCTGATTATGCCCGACAGCCACAGCGAATTGCCAATCGAGCCTATGCGAATCGAATGGGCAACGGCAGCGAGGCAAGTGGCGATGGGTGGCGCTACCGCGGACGTGGTTTGGTTCAGATCACCGGGCACGACAACTATCTGAAGTATGGCATTGCCGCCGATCCCGATATGGCTCTCGATCCTCTCAAGGCCATCCAGATTCTCTTTGACGGCATGATCAATGGTCTCTTTACCGGCAGGAGGCTCGACGAATATTTTAGCGCCACGGCGACCGATTGGGTTGGTGCCCGAAAAATTATCAACGGCAGGGATCGAGCGGTGGAAATTGCAGGCTACGCAAAGAAATTCGCTGCTGCTCTGGAAGCTGCGCGCTAATCGGCGCGCAGGGTAGCCCATCTGTATCGCCAGTCGTCATGTTCTAACGAGATCGCTTTTCGAACAACGAGCGCTTTGATGCGGCTCGCCGCGACGATCGCGAGTTGGACCACAGTGGCTGGTATGTGCTTTGCTCTGAACCTCATACCATCCTTAAGAGGAAAAAATGCTCAACACAAATGCGCTGCATAATGTTCTGAATATTCTGATCACCTTGTCGGCATTGACCGTTGCCATTCTTCTGGCGACGGGCTGCGTGCAGCTCGCCGATGGCTCATTGGAATGTTCGCAATCCTTCGTCGCTCCCAGCTATACCGCAGGGGCAATTGCCGCTCTAAGCGTGCTGAAGATTACCGTCAACATCATAAGGGACGGCATTGTCGGATTGGTAAAGCCTCAACCACCCGTCAACAAGTGAGACAGACTTCCTGCCTGATGCCTCGGACGATAAGGCGTCCGATTTTCAGAAGCGTAAGGTCTGATAGAAAAGAGCAATGACGATGCACGAATTTCTGGATGCGTTGGGCATCAAAGCCGGGGTCGTCATGGCCGGTCTCTCTGGCGGGATTCTACGGGGTCTTTCGAGGCGTCGATATACGACACGGGAGATCGTGGCTTCGCCGATTTGCGGAGCCCTTGCCGCGACCTACATGACAGAGCCGGCGCTTTTCTACCTGCGGGCCGTCAACTGGCCTTTGCCGCAGGAGCATGTCGCGGCGATGAACGCGACTGCTTTTGTCGTCGGCATGTGTGCTATGTGGATCGCCGATCTCGCTTTCGATGCCATATCGCGCTGGGTCAAAGGTGGACGTGAGATCAGATAG